ATTTCAGTCAAATATCGTTGTATCAAGTGTTGTGGTTTGTAATGAAAGTACTCGTGTGCAAATACCAGTCCAAACTGGTCAGCTGGTAACTGATTAAAAATAGCTGTTTTCTTTTTTGCACGTTCGTTTATGACGTATTGCCTGAGTCGACGTTGATACACGTCAGGAAATCTTTGTACAGCTGGTTCTAGCAACTTTTCATGTGTGTCCACCACGTACAACGGATCCAGGGCCACTAGGTCATCAACAAACGAGTCGTTCTTGGGGCGTATGATCATGCCAGGATAGTGCCAGTCTGCATAGAGTTTTATCTGTGAATGCAATAAATCCAGGGTATCTTTGTGATAGGGTTTTCTACGATCAAAAATCAACTCTGGAGAATCATTTAACATGCTGGCATATAAACCATCACTCTGTGCATAGTATTCTGTTTCAAACTGTTGCACCACGGCCAACACGTTTTCTCGTGCTTGCTTTAAAGAATTCTCAAAATTCCCAATGGCGTTTAGCGCAATTTCTTGATATATCTCCATGTCTTCCACTGTGCTGGTGTTGTCTACACATCCGTTTTTTAAATAATGTACTATGTTATTTAGATCGGTGCTGGCACCTTGCACAGTTTCTGTGGTGGTTAATGTGTCTATTAAATTTAAAAATGCAACTGCGTCGCTGAGTTTCATGTGAAGTCAAAAAGGCTAGTAAAAGTATTGTCAGTGTTGGTGGCTGAAGCAAGATCCCAATCCAACACCCCCAACAGGTTGTCAATCTTTTGATCTACCACTGTGGATTCCATCGTGGCATCATCAAACGGCAGTTCAGTAAACCAGGTGGGCAAACGTTGTTCATCTGTGGGATAGCCAATTGATGTCCAGCCCAGGGCATTGCTTCGGAGTTTACACACAATGGTTTTCATACCGTCCACAATCTGCATTGAGTAGTTGTCGCCGTTGATGCGGCGCATCTGATTCCAGTTTAGTGCTGCTCGCACATGTCCAGGCATGTTGGCTTTGCCCTGTTCAGCTTCAGCAGCGCCATACTTGGTCAAGTTGTTGACCCGCTTGGGCGAACCTTTTTCCCAGGCCGGGCGCTCCTTGAACTCGTACTTGAACTTGCGAATGTGTTCGATCAGTTCGTCACGTTGTGCACCGGCCAACAGTCGATTTAGAATTTCTAGCAAGAACTCTTGAATAACTTTGGGAGTGTCCGAGCGTTTCAAGTCCAGGCCAGTGGCCTTGGTCTTGCCCAACTTGCCATCAACATCATAGCGTTTGCCTTCAATGTCAATGGCATTGACAGCATAGCGTTTCTTGGTAATAAACAAGCCTCGGTCTGCCACAGTTTCACGACCAGCCTTGATCAGGCTACCCATGTCTCGGGGACAGTGAAACGCCTGTTCCATAAAGCCCGGGAAGCTATTGTTGATTTGATCTGCCAAGGAATCATACAAGGCAATACAAGTTTCTGCCGACCATTCCATGCGTCCGGCCTCTACTTCTTTCTTCAGCACAGGCCATGCTGAGAAATAGCATGAATCAGTGTCACCGTAGATCACAGCAGCACCCACGTGGTCGTATTCACCAGTGATACACTCGTTTAGATATGCGTCCATGTGTCGGGCAATTGCACGACCAGTAAGAGTGGTAGACTGACCAATACGCTTGTCAAAAAATCTACAGCCAGGGTTAAGAATAGCGCCATACAATGAGTTCAAGTTAATTTTTTTCACCAACTGCCGTTTGTCCCAGAACGCAATTTCTTTGGGATCTGTTGCGGCTTTTTTCTTGGCCTGCAGGTCCTTGCGTTCAGAATACCATCGTTCCAGCAGGCCGGGAATGATACCTTTTTTCTCATAAGTGAGAATGGTACCGTTGGCAGTGAGAATCCAGGGCTGGTTTGAGTCAAAGATTAGACTCCAGATTTGAGCGGCCGAGTGTGTGCTTTCGGTACCGTCTTGCCAGTCAATAGTGATTTCTGTGCCTACCTCGGTATTCATTACAGCGGTGTATTCAAAGCTGCCAAACAAACCTTCCCATGCCGCTGCAAATGATTTTCCTTTTGCCATTTGCCCCTGAATATACGCATCAGTTATTGTTTGACGTAGTTGGCCCACAATGGTCTCTGGACCCATGTTCATGGCACGAATAGCCGAGGGATAAAGACTGTTGATGTCCACAGACCCCACCCACTCATGCACACCCTTCTTGGGATAGGCCACATAAGCACCAGCGGCTTGATTGTCCTCGCTGTCGTTGCGTTGTTTGCGATTGGGCACAACCATGCCACGTTCGTGTGCTTCTATAATGATGGCCTGTTCAGTCACTGCCACAGCACCCATAGTGGTCTGTAGCAGCACCGAGTTGGCATGTGCCAGTTCGTTGGCCAGATCCAGGAATCGCAGTTTCTTGTCTAGCTCGGCCAAGCCATTCACGTCCTGGCGGTTGTATTCAATAAACTTTTTGAAGTTCTGATTGTACAACTGATCCAGGGTGCCTTCAAACTTGGTCTTGCCGTCCAGGCCTTCATACTCTAGAATAGCGTCCAGGCTGTAGCTGTGACGTTCTTCATAGGTGTACTTGCGATACAACTGCATGTAGTCCAGGTGCACACGGCCAATCAAATCAAAAGTTTCTTGTTCGGCACCAAAGCGTTCAAACATGCGCTTCTTGGGCAACTGTCCCCAGAGACAGAACTTTCTAGTATCGTCTCGGCTGAGCACCCGAGTCACACGGTTCACAGTGTAAGGAATATCATATCCCTCTGAGTTCCAGCCACTCAGCACATCTGCGTCATCGATCAGGTCCAAGAACACCTTGAGCATTTCTGCTTCAGTTTCAAAGATCAGGGTGTTGTCAAAGTCCGCCACCAGTTCTCTGGCGGTTTCCATGCTCATGTGGCGTGGCGGAATGGCCAGTGTGACCAACTGATCCAGCCAGTCCAGGTACACTGAAATAGCAGTGATAGCATTGAACGCTTCTTCCACCGGCGAGAATCCTCGCTTTTGATCAAAGTCTGTTTCAATGTCGAAAAAAGCTGTTTGCAGACCAGGCGCGTCTTGGCCTTTGTAGTTGTCCTCTAGGCACCTAAAGATGGGGTTGATGTCACTTTCATACAACTGCTTGCCTGAATGTACCCGAACTTCTTTGCGAAACTCTTTGTTGTTTCTGGTGCTGAATCTTGAAACAGGTGTGCCATAGATTGAGTGGAATTTGCCCCGGGCATCGTCGTAATAAAAGATATAGTTGGCTGGGTATTCACGATACACACGACTACCGTCGCGTCGTTCTACCACATGGATTCGATCGTGTTCACGATCATAAAGACTGTCTACGTAACTCATTGTTTCCTTTGTGACTTTTGGCTCACTGGCCATTCTACATGCTGCTTACGGCAGCGACTCGACATAATGTATGTATGCAATTACAGCGTCTTGCCCACAGTTTCCAAAATGGTTTCCAACAATTCGTGGTCCTGTTTGGCTTTACCAAACTCGGCCTTGTGTGCCAACCTGATGGCCTTTTTGAGCACAGCAGGTTTGATTTCCAGTTCTTCGGCAATGGCCTTGATGGTGTCATTCAGGCCGTCAGTGAGAGTTTCAATCTCTTGTGTGACCTGCATGCCCTCGTTGATGATTTGGGTAAGCTTGAGTTTTTGTTCGCCATTAAAAGTTTTGTCTGACATAGTGTTCTCCTTGTAAGCAATTATACACAAAATAGTTTGTGATTGTCAACAGGCGTTTTATCTAAAGCTCTGTTTGGGTGTGTTTTTAAAAGAAATAAATTGTTGATGCGGGATCAGAGATGCTTGATCCTGTGCAGTAGGACATTGCGCACATATTTTGTTTGGCTGTGCAAAGTTTTTGGCAAATTCAAAGATTTCTTGCCAAGGATCATTGATCGAAATACCAGAATCAATATAGGGTTGCCATTGATCAATATTGGGGTTGTTTAATTTGCCCAGTGTGTCTTTCAGTAATCCGGCGGTGCAGCACTTGTATATTTTTGAATTGTACAGCAAAGGACAGGTTTTTTGAATACAGATATCAAACGCCTCTTGGGGCGCACTGTGATGTGGCATCATGTTGCTGTAGTCGCCGCGATAGGTTTTTAAAAACACATCAGGGCGGTTGACCTGAAACCTTACACCGTTGGTGTTGATTCTTCTAGTGATACCGTGCTCACTTGTCCATGTCCAGTCATGGGCGTTGACCAGGTCCTGAATATAATTTTCCAAGAATTCAGTTGAGTGATGCACAGTTATTTTAAAAACACAATTGCCTATGTCTTGAAACACTCGAAATAGATCAGGATGCCGATGCAGCAGTAGTCCATTGGTGGTGAATCTTATTTGGCTGTGAGGCAGCAGTTTTCTAACTCCCACGATCCAGTCTACTACTTCGGGATTGATCAAGGGCTCGCCGCCAATGATGCCAAAATCTGGGATAGTCAAGATCTCCAACCAAGGCTCCAGCTGTTGATGCCCTTGCTGCCAGGTCACATAACCAGCACTGGGCAAATCACTGTAGTTGGTGCAGCCATGGCAACTGATATTGCACACCTGTGTGATCATGGTTTCCAAAAATGGCAATTGTATTTTCATGGCCTTGGCGATGTTTTTTTATAAATTTGTTGCAGCAACTCCTTTAAGGGTTGTGCTTGGTCAGAACTAAAGAATTTGGTTTGATTGTATTCCACAACTGGCCGACATCTACGATTGAGTTCGGCCAGTTGACCATGATCAAGACTGTGTATATATGACACTAGCTTTTTTACTGCGTCGAATCTCTCGGTTGAGTCCTGGATGGTGTCATAACTTTCGTCAATCCCCACATCGTTAAATGTTTGATAGCCTAGACTTTTGAGATATGCAAGACTGCCTGCGGTGCCCAAGATCACAAATGGTTGTGCATTAGCAATGGGCTTCCAGGTTTTTTCTGTAACAAAAGCACCCAGTTGGCTGTGTTCAAGATCCAGGTGGGTTTCACACACCAAGTGCCAGTAGCTGTCGGTGTAGTGTTGGTCCACTCGAGCTGCGTAGTGATTGTGGTCACTGTCAGAAAGAGTGTCTGCAGAAAAAGGCGTCTGAGCTAAAAATTCTTGAACTAGTTTTTGTAGAACAGGATCAAATTTTTTGCTTGCAGACAATGGATCCAGCTCAGCGGTATTCATGTTTTCATCGAAGTTGATCATTCGATAACTAAAATAGCTGTCCCGGTGATACTGCTGATGCCAGTACCATGCAGCAAAATGACACCTCCAACTTTTGTGCACACGATTGAGAAATGTCATTTTTCGAGATCTAGGCGCATCGTGCCAGTGCTGGATAGAGTTTGCTTGATAGGAATTTTTTAGCACCTGGTGGTCATCGTCAAAATACAAAAAATTTGTGGGAGTTTGATTGGTAACAGTATTGCCCATGACTACTATGACATCAACTGGATTTATGTTGTGCTGATCACATTGTTGAAAGATAGTGTCCTGCAAAATTGCAGCACTGTCGCCTTCGCAATAAAAAAACACCAGTTTGATTTCTCTTTTTCTTAATCGGTCAAGCGCCTGTGTTGACAGTGATCCAATGTAATCCACAGCATGATCCCAGAACCAAATGTCCACTAGATACACACTGTTTTGTGGTGCAGAGTCAACGCTGTAGATGTTAAATGGAATCTGAGTCCGAGTCAAGTAGTCCAAGAGTCTGGGATAGTCAGCATATGGTGATGTAGCCGCCCACTCACGCCCTTGATTTCGATCAAGCGTGGTTTGTCCCGAATAACACACTAGATTGGGCCAGGGAGCATGCGTCAGGAGCACACGATCAAAACAAAAA